TGCTTATAAGTTGATTTCTTTTTTCGTCAATGTTTGTATCTGTTCCTTTGACAAAACCAACTAATATAAAATCTGCTGTTGCCTGTCTAGTAATTGTACTAGATGTCATTGTTTCATCTGATCGTGTTTCATCACCAGATTGTATAAATACTGCTGGGTATTGTTGTTGAGTTAATTCATCAACATTAAATGGCTCTCTTGTAATCTTTTTTAACGTAATCGGTGATGTTACAGCATCTAGTACTGATATAATATTTGCCGCTATATTTTCTCTAATACTCATATTAAATTACTAACCTTTTTAAATTCTTTGGCAAAGAAATTTATTAGCTTCTTACCTCTATCACCAATTTTAAAAAATTCACGTTTATTTTTAACTTGATTTCCTAATGCTTTAAGATTTTCTCTTGTACTTGCAAAATATATAATTGCTGATTTACTGTTAGCTTTCTGTGTTAAATTAGATAACATATTACCTGAGAAGTTTAGATCAACTTTACTTACCTGTCTGCCTTTGAATCTTCTAAATGCTTGATAACCCTTTTCAAAAGTCCTGTATGATGGATTACCTTTAGAACCTATATTAAAGAAATATGGTGTTGTTGAATATGGTTTAAATAATTTATTTTTAGCGTCTTTCCCAGATTGGGTACGTTCTCTTATATCCTTAATTAAAAATTCAGCAGTTCTTCCAAGTGATATTTGTGTTTGTTTAGGTTGATTTTGAATCTGGTTGTTAATTTTACGCCTTAATCTAGCATCATCAACTTTTGGGGTAATCTTCATCTGATTAATCTTAGTCTATGATATGCTTCTTTTTCTGAACTTGTAATTGTACCAGAGTTATCGTCATCATATTCTACGCCATCTCTTAATACGTTTTGAAACTCTTTTTCATATTCTGTTTGGTAATACTTCTGCATCATCTGAAACCTGTCCAAGTTATCAGTAGAGTTAAATTTAGTTAGTAATGGACAAGCATAATCAGCTAATAGTTTAAATACTGAACATCTATTCCATTGTGTATCGGTTAGTTTAGTTCCGTCCATTTCTATTGTTTCTAATACAGAAATATCTTCTTCAATGTTTCTTTGGTATACTGGAAACCATTTAATTCTTAAATCTCTTTCAATATCTTCTCTTACGAGTGCATGGTAATCAGTAGGCGTTGTAAAGCTAGTTACGCCAAAATCTAAAATGTCTGGTTGATATATTTGTAAGTCTGCATCTGTAGAAAAATTAGCCATGTCTTATCCTTATAGTACTGGGGGATATATTTCAATCCCCCAGTTGATTAGCAATTATTATAATGCTGAATCCGAAGTAATTTTCACTCCGTAGTCAGATTTAACTACTGCTTCACCTTTAGTCATTGTTGCAACGATTTCAGTTGCTCTTAATGAAGCATCTCTTTGTGTTTCCACAGAGAAGTCTGCTTTCATTGCAAGACCTAATGAAGCTGGGTGGAATACTGCACCAATTGAATCATCATAAGCATCAATAGCGATGTTAGAGTTTTCAAAGATTTGTACTCCAGCAACAGTTCCAACGAAACCATTTCTTAATGCTTCGTTTCCTAAGTCAGAAATTGCATTAGCACCAGTTGAGTAACCAGCCGCTACTAAAGTTTTCTTTAGGTTGAACGCCGCTTTTGGGTGAAACACACCATAGTATGGTGCTGGTACGTTAGCTGATCTTAAAGTTGCTACTGCTTTAAAAATTAACTCTGCTGTTAATTCTGTAGAAGCCGCACCTACATCACTTGAAAATGATGAGAATAAAGCCGCTAAGTCAGTATCTACTTTGTCTGCTAAAGCATCACCAAACAATTTACCTACATCAGCAGTTACATTTCTTGATGCTGAATCTCTACCTAAATCAGTAAGAGTTGTCATTACACCAAATTCTGATGCTGTAATTGTTTGTTCAGTTGGGTTAACCGCAGTAGAATCCAAATCTGTTCCTTCTGCAATAGAAGCCGCAGATATCGCTGGATATACTGGTACTGCTACTTGTTTACCTTGACCACTAATATTGTAAGTCGTTACTAGTGGACGCATTACTGAAGTTTCTTGAAACGTAAAAATCGCCTCTTGAATGACCTCAGTATATAACTCGCTAAGAGTTGTACTTGTTGTTGTCATAAGCTATCTCCTTTATTGTTAGCCGATTGTTAAGTTTGCCTTCAACTGTCCACCTTGATTATTCTTACGCATCTCTGCATAAATTTTTCTGTGTTCTGGATTATTCATATCCAAATCACCAATCTTCATAGGCTTCGGTGTTTCGCCACCAATCCCACTTTGACTTCCTGTTCCGCTAGGCGTTGCAGAAAGATGGTGCGGATTGTTATTTAGATACTCAGCTACCAAATCATTTACATTCATTGGCTCACCTTTGTCTGTGTATCTTGGAGTACCATTATCTGATACTACCTCAACATTTCCTGAATCATTTAACTTTACACTATTTCTTAATAAAGCTTTCACTTCATTAGGATTAATAGCTTTCAGTGCAGAGGCAGTATTAACTAATTGTTCATCAATTCTTACTTTCTGCAATTCAGAAACCAGCTTAGAAATTTCCTGATCTTTTTTAGATACAGTATCTTTCATTACTTTCTCAAACTCACCTCGCTGTAAAGCAAGTTCTTGCTCTTTTTGTTTCTTCTCCTCTAGTAGTTTCTTAGCTTCTTCAATATCAACTCCGTCTAGTTTTTTAGAGATTTTACTTCTCTCTCTTTCTAAACGTCTTTGTACTATTGCTTCCACTTGATCTTCAGTGAAAGATTTAGCTGTTTCTTCTACTTTCGGTGTTTCAACAGTTTCCTGATTTTTTGTAGGAACTTCAGTTTGTTCCACCGAGTTTTTATTTTGCTCGTCCATATTTTCTCCTTAGAGTTTACTGCCTATTTTGTCAATTACAAATCCCAATCAGGATCAGTAGGTTGCCAGTGATGGCGGCAGTTATAACCACCTCTAACAACAAATGGATCGCCTTGTGCCTTACCAGACCATGTTTGGCTACTCCAAATTCTTCTTATCTCATCTTCGCTAAATGTTTTATTTACATTTCTTCTACAAAATTCTCTTGTATCTCTTACACTTGTACCAGAATATTTATAGTGCGTAAGTCCTAATTCTTCTGCTCTATACTTTGCAAACTGTCCATCAAAACCCATAACCGAGTCTTGAACTAACTGCGTAGCATATCTTCTCATGTTATTTCCTAGTCTATCTCTACCATAAATAGTCTGCAATCTTTCAGTAGCTTTTCTAACTTCTTCTGTCTTATCAGGATTCTCTGCAATAAAATCTACAAGTTCTTGTGCTTCTTGTTCGTCTGATGCTTGATAGATTCCATTAATCTTTCCTCTAAGATTGCTAATCATTTGATCTGTAGATGTTCCTGTCAATGTACTGTTATAAACTTCTTGTGCTAATTCATTTACAAACTCATTACCTAAATCTTGAAATGGTAAGAATGATGTACGTTTTAATTGTTGGATTGTTGTTAAATCTAATTCAGTAATCTCTTTAAACTCATCAGGTATTGGGAATCGTTGCATAGATGTGACTAATGATCTAGCCGCCTCGTCATATTCATTAACATTAGATTGTATTGTAGTAAGATAAGTTTGTTCAATAAGTTCTTTTAGCTTTGGTCTAATGGCCAGTGCTACTGTCGTTCTAGCTTTTAATGTACCCTTCTTAGGATTGATTTGACTAGCTTCAGCAATCACTAAGTTTTCTAACTCTTGTAATGATTTTTGTAATCTTGTGACGTGCCTATCAGACAAGTCATTTAATACTTCGTTCCTAGCCATTTTAACCCTCAGTAGTTTCTATAGGTGTCTGTGGGAACTCTCCAAGTCTAGTTGTTTGTTGATCTATTTCTTCGTCAATTTTAGATAGTTGTTCATCATCATCAACAACTGTTCTAGCTATTTGTTTATCTAATTCTTTTACGAAAGTATCTGATTTAATATTACTTGCTTTAGCTTGTTGTAATACTTCAAGATCAGTTGCCCAATCTCTAAGATCAAAAGACTCAGGATAGTAAATAGCACCATCAAATACTTTGTCTTGCCATTTAGAATATAATCTCCAAATTTGTTCTTCTGCTAATTCCATAAGTTTAGCTTTTTCTGATAGCCTTGCATTTAACAATTGAAACTCTGTTCTTAGTGCTACACCAGATACAGTTCTTTCACTTGTAGACCTTACAGCCCCTACATGAGTAAGCCTGTTGATAGCATCAATCTTCGTCTGAATAGTTTTTAATACACTATCCAAATTTTGTCCTGATGGCTGTAAGATATAAGGCTTTAATGCTGGATCAACATTGTCAGGCAATTCAATAATCGCACCAGCACCAGCACTCGCATCAACATCTCTTGTTTTAACTAATGATGGGTGGTTAGATAATCTTATAAGCTGTTCAATTTCTGATAACTCATTGTAGATTGCTCTTTGTAAATCAGCAACATCTGTTAAGTCTGATATTCCTACTCCTCTATCAGGTGATCTTTGGTTATATAAAATAACTGCTGGAATTTGATTGATTGGATTGTCTATCGTGTCAATGATTCTAGGTTCACTCGCACCTTCTCTCATCATCTCTACAGTATCAATTCTGTCTAAGTACCATATTCTATAAATATCTTTTTGTTTTGATCTATGTTCTCTGATCTTTAAATATTTTAAATAATACTTTCCTGAAGCGGCTCTTTCCCATTCCCAATCAAGTACGTTCTCAGGTGTATAGATATTGATGTATGGTCTAATCTCTTGTTGTAGTTCTTCTGCTCTGGTTCTTGCATTAGAGTTAGGTTTATCAACCATCACCCAACAATGACCATAGACTGATGCGTAAGTTTGTACTTCTCTAAGTAAGCTATCAAATGATCTACCTTCTAAATCAGCATCATCTAAAAACATTTGTGTAGATGGATCATCATTTAAAGATTCTAAGTTTCTTGTTGGTGGTACTCTAAATAAAAATGATGAATAAATGTGTACGATATTACGACAATGATTGTCTAATGGGGTAAACTGTAATCGTTTTTCAAATTCGTTCTCTAATTCTAAATTGTATTCTTGTAAGTATCTGCCACCTTTGTATTCTTCACCACCTAA